CAGCATTTGAAATGGCTTTGTTTGGTACAGGTATAATGAAAGGTCCTTTTGCTGTAGATAAAGATTATCCTAATTGGAGTGAAGACGGTGAATATGATCCTGTTGTAAAGACTGTACCTCAAGTAAGTCACGTATCTGTGTGGGATTTCTTTCCTGACCCTGATGCTACTAATATGGATGAAGCACAGTATGTTGTAGAAAGACATAAGCTATCAAGAACACAGCTACGTAATTTAAAGAAGCGACCTTTCTTTAGAGATAATGTTATTGACAACGTAATACAAATGGGCGAAGCCTATGTACAAAAAGATTGGGAACATGACTTAGCTGATTATAATGATGAATATAGAATAGATAGATTTGAAGTTATTGAATATTGGGGAACAATAGATAGAGAAACACTAGAAGAAAACGAGATTGACATACCCAAAGAATTAGACGAGTTTGATGAATTACAGGTTAATATCTGGGTATGTCAAGACAATCTAATAAGAGTTGTGTTAAATCCATTTACTCCTGCAAGAATACCCTACATGGCTGCACCTTATGAATTAAACCCCTATTCATTTTTTGGAGTAGGTATTGCTGAGAATATGGACGATACACAAACTCTTATGAATGGTTTTATGAGAATGGCAGTAGACAATGCTGTATTGTCAGGCAATTTATTAATTGAGGTAGATGAAACTAACTTAGTTCCGGGACAAGACTTATCTGTATATCCGGGAAAAGTTTTTAGAAGACAGGGTGGTGCTCCGGGACAAGCAATCTTTGGTACTAAGTTTCCTAATGTATCAAACGAGAATATGCAATTGTTTGATAAAGCAAGACAGTTAGCAGACGAAAGCACAGGCTTACCTTCTTTTTCTCACGGACAAACAGGTGTATCAGGCACAGGTAGAACTGCATCAGGTATAAGTATGTTAATGAATGCAGCAAGCATAAGCATTAAGGGTGTAATTAAAAATGTAGATGATTATCTGCTAAGACCTTTAGGCGAAAGTTTGTTTAGTTTCAATATGCAGTTTGATTTTAATCCTGATATACGTGGTGATCTAGAAGTTAAAGCTAGAGGAACAGAAAGTCTTATGGCTAATGAAGTAAGAAGTCAAAGGTTAATGCAGTTTATGGGAACTGCTAGTAATCCTGCTCTTGCTCCGTTTGCTAAGTTTCAATATATAATTAGAGAGATAGCTAAGTCAATGGATTTAGACCCTGACAAAGTTACAAATAATATGGAAGAAGCTGCATTACAAGCTAAGATGATGCAGAATATGCAACCACAAAAACCTGTAGCAGGTGCTGACCCCAAAGATACTGCTGGTACAGGTGGTGGAACAATAGGAACAGGACAAGTTCCTGTACCTAATGAACAAGGATTTACAGGTAATGTTGGACAAGGAACGCAAGCAGGTGCTCCTCAAGCTCAAGGGGTTAGTGCAGGACAAACACCTGCTAGATAATTTTAATACGTATTTAGATTTACTTATTGAACAACAACACAAAGCTATGGAACATAGCGATAATGCGACTTTAATGTATAGATCACAGGGTGCTGTAGCTACATTAAGAAGATTAAAACTTTTACGAGAAGAAGTGTTAGGAGTAAAGAATGAAAAAACAAATGGAAGCATTTGATGATGGTGGACTAAAAGACGAGGGTGGTACAGTTGATCCTGTATCAGGCAACGATGTTCCGTCAGGTTCTACACAAGAAGAAGTAAGAGATGATATACCTGCACAATTAAGTGAAGGTGAGTTTGTATTTCCTGCTGATGTAGTTAGGTTCATAGGTTTAAATAGACTTATGGAAATGAGACAAGAAGCAAAGCAAGGTCTAAAGAAAATGGAAGCTATGGGTCAGATGGGTAACTCAGATGAAGCAACAGTACCTGATGACTTACCATTTAATGAAACAGATATTATAGCAGAAGATGATGACGGCAATGAAGTAGAGATGGCAGAAGGTGGATTAGCTCCGTCTTCTAAGTATAATCAGTATATGGGTACTTCTGGAATTAAACAAGCTGTATATGTTAATCCTGAAACAGGAGATGAAATACTTGTGTATTTAGTTAGTGGCACACCTGTTCCTGCTGTTCCAAAAGGATATCAGCTTAAAGGTTCGGCTAATCAAGATGCAATAAAAGAATCTCAAATAACAAATTCAATACAAGAGAAACCTATTGTAGACGAAGACCCTGATGCAGGTAATAAATACACAGTACATCAAGGGAAGATGGTTAGAATTGGTGGTGATATAACTATAACAGATGCAGATGATTGGGCTAACTTACAGGGTGAATCTATATTTGATAGAGCAGTAGATCAATCTAAAGCTCCTGCAGGATGGAACACACAAAATCAAAGAGAGTATAACGCACTAAAAGCAGAAGGATATAATGTTAAAGCTATGTGGAATGGAAGTGATTGGGATGTATATACACCTGATTTAGATGGCACAGCATACGGAACTCCGGGAAGAAGAGGATTAAAATCAAAGTATCCTGATCAAATGAAAACTATGTTTAAAGGCTTTACAAGTGGTGCATTAAATCCTATAGCTAACATAAAAGAAAAAGGTAAACCATTTACAGATATGGTATCACAAATAAACCAAAGTTATATAGATGGCTTACAAGCAGTAGGAAAGAATAAAAAAATTAAAAGTAACTTAGTGGCATCAGCAGGTAAAGGTCCGGGAAGAATAAAACCAAGACCAAAACCACCTGCTAGTGAAACAAAATTAAAGAATACACCTATTGTTAATCAAAGCAATGATGATGATGCTAAGTTTAGAGAAAAAAGAAGAGAACAACAAGAAGACAAAGGATTAAAAGGATCAGGTTTAACTGAAAAACAAATAAAAGAAACAGATGATGTATTTGAAAAAAGCACTGGCATAAGAAGATAAGTGAATTAATATTGTTCACATTGTTGGCTACTCACACCCCCAAGTGGCTACTATGACCCCAACAACAAAGGAGAAGAACATGGCAGAACAAGCACAAGCTATGGTAAAAGAAGTTAAAGCAGAAAAGAAAGCATTTATGGCAAAGCCATATAGCAGAGAAGATAAAATAAAAAAAGAAGAAGAAGAATTAAAGAAACTAGTAGAGGAGCAAAAAGGTGATTCTGAAACTAAAGAACCTGAAGCAGACGATGAGGGCACGGAGAATCCTACGAATGCTGAAGAAAGAAGTTTTAAAAAACGTTATGGCGATTTACGAAGACACTCACAAAAGCAAGCCGAAGAATTAAAAAAAGAATTAGAGAGTGTTAAGAAACAACTAGAAGCATCTACTAAAAGTGAAATTAAACTACCCAAGTCAGATGAAGACATTGAAACGTGGGCTAAAGAATATCCTGATGTTGCTGCGATAGTTGAAACTATTGCTATTAAAAAAGCAAAAGAACAAAATGAAATGCTAGAAGGTCGCATGAAAGAATATGAAGACCTAAGAGTTGAAGCATCAAAAGAAAAAGCTGAAGCAGAGTTATTAAGATTACACCCTGACTTTGGAGAGATTAGAGACAGTGATGAGTTTCACGAATGGGCAGATCAACAGCCTAAGTGGGTACAAGATGCACTGTATGAGAATAGTTCTGATGCTAGGTCAGCAGCAAGAGCAATTGATTTGTATAAGGTTGATAAAGACATAAAGCCTAAGAAGAAATCAAATGAAAAAGATGCCGCTAAAGCTGTAGATACTAGATCAGAAAAGAGTAAACCAACTACAAATGAAACAGCTTCTTATTTAAAAGAGTCTCAAGTAGAAAAGATGAGTGCTCAAGAATATGAGAAACGATCTGATGAGATAATGGAAGCAATACGTAGTGGTAAATTTATTTATGATTTATCTGGTTCAGCTAGATAAATTGTAATTTGTAGTTGACAAACAAGGATTTGTGTGTATAACTACAAGCAAAGCATAAACTAGCCCATAATATATGCAACCTAGTATATGTTTAATTAATTAGCAAATTCCAATAATACGAGAAGAACACTCTATTATGTTTAAGCCCAACCTTTTAATACGATTGCAACGTATTTAAAGTTTGCACCTTTAACAGTAGACCTCTAATAGTATGGTACTTTGCATCTGTTTAAGTAAAAGATAGGAGAATTACAATGGCTTTTACTAGTGTGGCAGGACATGGAAACTTACCTAATGGTAATTTTTCGCCAATCATCTATTCTAAACAGGTACAACTTGCATTCCGTAAGGGTTCTGTTGTAGAAGCGATCACAAATTCAGACTACTTTGGTGAAATTGCAAACTTTGGAGATACAGTTAAAGTAATCAAAGAACCTGAAATTACAGTCAAGTCATATGCTCGTGGTACAACTATTTCACCACAAGACATTGACGATGAAGAGTTCTCTCTTGTTATTGACAAAGCAAACTATTTTGCATTTAAAGTTGATGACATTGAGGAAGCTCATTCGCATATTAACTTTCAATCACTTGCATCTGATCGTGCAGCATACAGATTGAAAGACCAATACGATCAAGAAGTATTGGGCTACTTAGCTGGCTTTAAGCAATCATCATTGCATAGCAATGCTGATACTGTTAATACAACAGTAAATGGCTCTAAAGCTGTGACAACATCTTCTAGTGGTTCTAACTTAGTTGGTGCAGAATTATTGGCTTCAATGTCACTTGATTCTTCCGACTTCACACAAGCTGATGGTACTGCAGGTACTGCAAACCAAGCTATCGGACTTGAGCCAAGAGCAGGTGGAGCAACTACTGCTAAAAGTGGAACAACAGGTAATGCGTTTCCACTACAAATTATAGCACGTATGTCACGACTAATGGATCAACAAAATGTTGACTCAGCCAATAGATGGCTAGTTCTTGATCCTGTATTTATTGAAATGTTAAAAGACGAAGACTCAAGACTGTTTAATGCAGACTTTGGTGGAAACACAGGTGGTCTTCAGAATGGCATGGTAATAAATAACTTACATGGTTTTAAAATTTATTCATCTAACAACCTTCCGTCAGTAGGCACAGGTCCTGCGACAACAGGTGGTCAGAATGCTTCAAATTTTGGAATTATTGTAGCAGGACACCAGTCAGCTATAGCTACTGCTGAACAAATCAATAAGACAGAAACTTACAGGGACCCTGATAGTTTCGCTGATATTGTTCGTGGTATGCATTTGTATGGCAGAAAGATACTTCGCCCTGAAGCTATCGTGACTGCTGCATATTGCTTAGCGTAAGGGAGATTAGATTATGGCATTTGGTGATAATACACTTCAAGCAGCGAGAGGTAATTCGCAGCGTGGAAGAAACCCATATATGGTTCAAACTGTTTTGAACTGGGCTACAGCTTTATCAGACAGAGGTTCTGGTTCTCTTGCAGCCGATGATGTTATTCCTGTTATTGCTGTACCAAAAGGTCACATGATACTAAACGCAGGTATTGAAGTTGATACTGCTTCCAATGGTTCTACTTTTACAGTAGACATGGGAACTGGTGTTGACCCTGACGTTTTTGTTGATGGCTTTGATGCTACATCTGCAGCAGGAGTGGTAGCACAAAATCCTGCAGCGTATCAGCCAGTCATGGCTGTTGCTAACGATAACATTGATGTAACAATTAAAACACTTTCAGGTGGTGCAGTTACTTCAGGTAAGTTTCGTATTTGGGCACTTCTTATGGATTGTTCAGATATGGGTAGCGACATGACTGCTGACGAAGTAGACAGAGATACATTAGCGTAACTCACACATAATAGAGGGCAGGGAAACTTGCCCTCTTATAACTAGGAATTTATTATGACAGTTGAAGTGAAAAGAAGAATAAACGCATTTGTAGATTTATCTACTACTGATCTTACAACACTTTATACTTGTCCTACAAATAGAACAGCATTAATTAAAGAAATTTTTATATGTAATGTTGATACTACAAATAGTACAGACATTACATTAGCAATCACAGACACATCAGCTTCTACTACTTTTAATTTAATTAAAACTAAGACAGTTGCTAATGATGACTTTTTAAGATTAGATAGTGCAGACATTATATTAGAGTCAGGAGATATAATAAAGGCACAGGCAAGTGCGGCAGACGATTTAGAAGTGTCTGCATTTATAGAGGAATATCCTGACCCAATGAGGTAAACATGTCAATCACGACTGCAATGACAACATCTTTCAAACAAGAGTTACTTCAAGGCTTACATGACCTTGATGGACACACTCTTAAAATAGCGTTAATTAAATCAAGTGAATCAGGAACATACAACGCTGCATCCACAAATTATTCAGACATAACAGGCAATTCAGATGAAGCATCAGGTACAGGGTACTCTAGTGGTGGTGCAACTTTGAGTAGTGTTGCTATAACAACAAGTGGTACAACTGCCATTGTAGACTTTGCAGATGTTAGCTTTAGTAACTCTACTATATCTGCATCAGGTGCAATGATATATAATTCAAGTGCAGGCAATAGAGCAATAGCAGTAATTAGTTTTGGTGGAACAGTAGCATCTACAGCAGGTACATTTACAGTATCTATGCCAACAGCAGATGCAAGTGATGCAATTATAAGGTTAGCATAAACATGGCTCTAGAAGTACATGACAGAGTAAAAGAAACTACTACTACTACAGGAAGCTCTGATGCGTATGCTTTAGGTGGTGCAGTAACAGGTTTTGAAACCTTTGGCTCACACTTAGGTGATGCAGACACGACTTACTATGTATGTACTGACGGCACAAACTTTGAAGTTGGTATAGGTACATATAACACTTCTGCAAATACATTAACAAGAACAACTATACTTGCAAGTTCTAATTCAGGCAATGATAATGCTCATAGTTGGGCAGCAGGAACAAAAGAAATATTTATAACATATCCATCTAGTAAGGCTGTGTTTAAAGATGCAAGTGATAATATTAATGGAACATTTGTAGGTAATATCACAGGAAACGTAACAGGAAATGTAAGTGGCACAGCAGCAACTGTCACGAATGCGGCACAAACGAATATTACATCTATAGGAACACTAGCTAGTAATTTAAACTTAGGTGGTCAAGACATTGTAACTACAACATCTAATCAAGATATTGATCTTGCAGCACATGGAACTGGTAAAGTAGTTGTAAAAGGAAACACTAATCAAGGTGCTATAAAATTAAATTGTGAAGCAAATAGTCATGGACAGACAATTATAGCAGCTCCACATTCAGAAAGTGCTAATAATACTTTAACACTTCCTAGCACAGGAGGAGATGCTAGATTAGTTTCAACATCTTCAACTGCAACACTTACAAACAAAACACTAACAACACCAACAATTAATGGTGCTACACTTGGTTCTGGTAATTTAGCTACTTCTAGTAATGGCGATATAAACTTTGCACCAAATGGCACAGGTAAGATTGTTGTAAGAGGTAATACTAATCAAGGTAAGATTGTACTTAACTGTGAAAGTAATAGTCACGGACAAACAATCATAGCTGCACCTCATTCTGAAAGTGCTAACAATGTTCTTACATTGCCTAGTACAGGTGGTGATGCTAGGTTAGTATCAACAGCTTCAACTGCTACATTAACTAATAAAACAATTGATTCTGATAACAATACAATAACAAACATTGTTAATGCTGATATAAAATCTAGTGCAGCAATTGCAAATTCTAAACTAGCTAATTCAACTATAACTGTATCTGATGGTTCTAATACAACAGCCGTAGCGTTAGGTGGAACAGTTACATTTGCAGGAACAAGTAATGAAGTTGAAGTTGCAGAAAGTTCAGGAACAGTAACAATTGGACTACCTAATAATGTAACCATAGCAGGTAATCTTACAGTTAATGGTACTACAACAACCATAGACACAACTAACACACTTGTCAAAGACAGCTTGCTAGGGTTAAACAATGGTGCATCTTCTAACTCTAATGACAGTGGTATCATTATAGAAAGAGGTTCTACAGGTAACGATGCTCTGTTTATATGGGATGAATCTGAAGACAAGTTTGCTTTAGGAACAACCACAGATAACGCAAGTAGCACAGGCAACCTTAATATGACAACAGGCACGTTGGTTGCTAACATAGAAGGTAATGTAACAGGTAATGTAACAGGCAACGTCAGTGGAAGTTCAGGTTCTACTACAGGTAATGCCGCAACGGCTACAGCATTAGCCACAGGCAGAACTATTGGAATGACAGGAGATGTTGTTTGGACATCTGCTAGTTTTGATGGATCAGGTAATGTAACAGGCAGTGCTACAATACAGTCAAGTGCTGTAGAAACATCAATGATTAATGCTGATGCTGTAACAGGTGCAAAGATAGCTAATGATGCTATTGACTCAGAGCACTATACTGATGGTTCTATAGATACAGCCCATATTGCAGATGACCAAGTAACACAGGCAAAGATAGCAGATGACGCTGTGGGTGCAGCTCAGTTAGCAAGTAACGCTGTAGTCAATGCAAGTGTAGCATCAGGAGCGGCTATAGCATTTAGTAAGATGGAGAGTTTGACAGCATCAAGGGCATTGGTATCGGATGGTAGTGGTGATCTTGTTGTAAGTGCTGTCACTTCAACAGAAATAGGTCACTTAGATGGTGTGACATCAGCAATACAAACACAACTAGACGCAAAAGCATCAAAAGGGTTCGCTACGGCTATGGCGATTGCCCTTTGAATAGGAGAATATAATGGCACAAGATTTTGAAAGAGCAGTAGCAAAAGATAGCACAAGCGATATTAATATAGGAAACTCAGCAGTTGCAGTTTTTGATTCTAACTCTGACGATGCTATTGTTGGAATAAGAATGGCAAATGTAACTACATCCCAAATAAGTGTGGACTGTTTTGTAAGGACATCAGCTGCAGGTGGAAGCGATTTAGATGTTTATTTAATAAAAAATGCACCTATACCAACTGGGTCAAGTTTAGAATTAATAGATGGAGGTAGTAAAATTGTATTACAAAATGGTGATCAACTATTTGTAAAATCGGATACTGCTGATTCTTTAAATTGTTATGTTAGTTTTGTAGATGCTATTAGTGAATAGGAAATAATATGCCATATATAGGTAATACACCTTCAACAAGTTTTGCGACAGTAGTCAAAGATAGTTTTAGTGGTGATGGAAGTGAAACTGCTTTTACACTGTCTAAGGTTGCTACGACTAACTCTGTGTCCGTGTTTGTTGAGAACGTAAGACAAGAGCCTACAACAGCCTATTCAGTCAGTGGTACGACATTGACGTTTACAGCAGCACCTGTAAGTTCTAGTGGCAATAATATCTACGTTCTTCACATGAACCCAACAACAACGACTACGCATCCTGCGACACAGGCTTTAACTGCTACAAGTGGTACGTTTACAGGAGCATTTACTTCATTAGGTATTGATGACAATGCTGATGCTACAGCTATTACAATAGATAGTGCAGAAAATGTTGGGATAGGTACTACACCAGAAAGTCATCATGCAAATTGGACAGCTATTGATTTTGGCGATCAAGGTGGTTTAGCACATTATGATGGTGGTGCTACTTCATTATCAACTAACTTATATCACGATGGTTCTTGGAAAGCCAAAGAAACTGGTACAAGTTCACGATATGAAATAGGTGCTGGAGGAACACATAATTTTTATAGTGGTGCAAGTGCTAGTGCAGATGCTGCAGTAACTTTAACAAACACATTATCCATAGATGCAAATGGTCATGTATCAAAACCACTGCAACCAAGATTGTCTGTTTGGAAATACACAAGTCAATCTGTGGCACATAATACATATACTTTGGTTAAATTAGATGGAACTAATAGAATAGGTAATCAAGGTATTTATGGTTTTACACAATCAAATGACCATACTAGATGGACAGTTGCAACAGCAGGTGATTACTACATAGCAGCAAGTATGAGATGGTACACTGCTAGTGCTATATCTACTTCTTTAATGGATATATACAAAAATGGTTCTAGGCTTACATTTGGGTATTCTCATTCATTACCAAACTATGAGCAACTTCATGCAAATGGAATATTTACATTAGCTGCAAATGATTATTTAGAATTGAGTGTATATCAATACAGTGGTGGGGGTGTAACTCTTAATGCACAAGACAATACTGTTCAGCTAAATGCACATAAAATAAGTTAGGAAAAGTAGGATAACATGGCAATATCAAAGATAGGAAGAAACGCAACAGACACAAGTATATCAGATAGTGGTGATGCTAATGCCATTGTAATAAATTCTAATGAAAGTGTTGGTATAGGTTCAGCCGTAACTACAAGTGATCTAAATATAGGAAAAGGTTTAAACAGTAATTATACTGGAATACAATTTACGTCACCAAATACTGCTACTGGTACAATTTTAAACTTTGGTGATAGTACAGATAATGATTACTCTTCTATTACAGCTTTTGCTAGTAATGCTGGTGAAAATGGAAGAATGAGATTTATTGCAGGAACTAGTGAGGGCATGAACATTGATGGTTCTGGCAGAGTAACAAAAGCATTAACTCCATATTTTTTTGGTGGAAGAGGTGCTGGAGCAGCTACTTCTGGTGATTTTGTTTCTAATGTAGCTCAAACAAATACTGGTAATCATTATAACACAAGCACTGGAAAATTTACTGCTCCTGTAGCTGGTCGTTACTACTGTATGTTTGGAAATTTTGTATCTCCATCTAATACATCAACTGGTCATTACCAAGTATCGTTAAGGGTAAATAGTAGCTCTACAAAATTCTTTTATTTTGGACATACTTCTGGTAGCCACTCACCTATTCATTTTTCTGATATAATAACTTTAGCAGCAAATGATACTGTTTGTCATCATTTACACGGAGGTATTTCTGTATATGGTAGTGATTGGACTTATGCTACACAGGCATTTTATTTATTAGGATAACAAAAACAAGGAGAAAAAATTATGGCAGATTATACTGTAAAATTAACAGACACAGAAGATAAGGCTATGTCCTACTGTGCTTTATCTACTCAAGAGTGGGTAGACAATGCCCTCAAGAACAGAGCAAGGATTGCTAAAGATGAAATCATTACACTTAACACAGCACATTGTAATGCTAATGGAATTACAATAGCTACTGGAGAAGATGCTCAAGTAACACAAGCATTTGATTTAAAGGTTGTAAAGACAGCTAAAGAACGTAATGATGAAGCAGAAAAAAATAAACCTGAGTAAAAAATTATGCCATACATAGGAAGATCAACAGACGGATTTGGAGTAAGAAATAGATTTTTATATCTAGCTTCTGCTAATGACACATCCGTAAGTGGAGCAGATGCCAATGGAGCTACGCTTACATTTACAGATGGTGCGTATGTTGATGTATATTTAAATGGTGTGTTGCTAAAAGCAGGAACAGACTACAATACAAATACAGCTAATACAATAGCAGGTCTGTCAGCAATGGCTGCAAATGATGAAGTGACTGTCATAGTTTATGATGTATTTACTGTAGGCGATATGGTCAGTGCTACAAGTGGTGGTACGTTTGTTGGTAATGTTACACATAGTGGAACACTTAATGTTGATGACACTACTGATTCTACATCTACCACAACAGGTTCTATACAGACAGATGGTGGTGTTGGTATTGCTAAAGACTTAGTTGTTGGTGATGATATAATTCTTAAATCAGATTCTTCTGTTATACATTTCGGTGCAGATAGTGAAGTAACATTAACTCATGTTGCTGATACAGGTTTAAGAATGGAAGACACCGACAAGTTTCAACTTGGAGCAGGTGGAGATTTATCTTTATCTCATAATGGTACAAATTCTTTAATTGAAAATGCTACAGGTGCTTTGATTATTAATGGTGATGATATTGCTATAAATAAAGCTGATGGAAGTACTGGTATGTTTTCAACAGCAGGTAATCAAATAAGATTGTACTATAATGGTACTAAACAACTTGAAACAACTAGTGCAGGTGTTGTAATAAATGAGGATGGGTCATCAGCAATAGACTTTAGAGTTGAATCTGACAATAATGCTAATTTATTTACTGTTGATGCTAGTCACGATAGAATAGGAATTGGTAGTGTTGGTCAAACTAATGTTGGTGTTGCATTAGATTTATCACCAAGTGCATCATCTTTAAAAGTTACAAACACTACAGATGATTATCAAAGTATTAATATATGGTCTGTATTAGGAAATAATACTGCCGACACAAATTGTTATTTTTATGCAGGATATGCTGCTTCTGCTCATAGATATTTTGTAGCAGGGAATGGTAATGTAACAAATGTTAATAATAGTTATGGTGCTTATTCTGATGAAAAATTAAAAGAAAATATTTCTGACGCTAGTTCTCAATGGGATGATATTAAAGGATTAAAAGTTAGAAATTTTAGTTGGAAAAGAGATAGCCTTGATAAAGCAAATATGATTGGCTTAATTGCTCAAGAAGCTGAAACAGTTAGTCCTAATCTAGTAGAAGAGGAAAGAGAAAGAGATTCAGTTGGTGAAATTATAGAAGGTCAAACAACTAAAACTTTAAAATATTCTGTTCTTTATATGAAAGCAGTCAAAGCATTACAGGAAGCAATGACAAGAATAGAAACATTAGAAGCCAAAGTAAAAGCATTGGAGGAAGCGTAGATGAGCAGAGCAAGAACATTTGCAGATTTAGCTAATGCTAGTGAAGCTGGGAGTTTAGCTAGTCCTAATATGATAATAAATGGTGATATGGCTATTGCACAAAGAGGTACAAGTTCCACAGGGGAATCAACATCTGGCATTAAAGTTGTTGACCAATTTCACTATGTACATGGTGGAGGTGGAACTTCTGATATATCACAAAGTTCTACAGCTCCTAGTGAATTTAAAAATAGTTTAAAAGTTGAATGTAATTCTGCTGATGCTTCTTTAGGTGCATCTGAATTTGTAGGTATACGACAACATATTGAAGCACAAAATTGTCAAAGCCTATTATATGGCACATCAAGTGCAAAAACTACTACATTATCTTTTTGGGTGCGTTCTAAACAAACTGGAACATACGCTGTAAATTTATACCTAGATGATGACTCAAGACAGTTTACTAAAACTTACGCTATTAGTTCTGCCGACACTTGGGAGAAAAAAACTATTACCTTTATTGGAGATACAACTGGAGTAATAGAAGACGACATTGGTAAAGGTTTAGAAATTACTTGGTGGTTAAGAATAGGAAGCACTTATACTAGTGGTGATGCTATGTCTGGTTGGGAAGCATTTGCTAATGGAGATTATGCAGTAGGACACGCTGTAGATTTTTTAGATAATACTGCGAATGAGTTTTATCTAACTGGTGTTCAGTTAGAAATAGGAGAAGTTGCCACACCTTTTAAATATGAAAGTCATGGAGATAATTTAATTAGATGTCAAAGATATTTTTATGCTCCTGTAACAAAAGCTGGTGGCGATCATTATTTTTCTAATGGTTGGCAGTATGATGCTAGTAATTTATTGGGTCTTATATTTCATCCAGTACAAATGAGAACAAGTCCAACATTAATTAGTGCTGATGGAACTAATTATTTTTCTTTTTATCGTGCTGGTGCAGCAGACCATTTTAATGATGTTGTTTTAAATACAGGCAATGATAAAGCAACTTCAATTATAAATGCAAATGATATGAGTGGTACGGCTGGTCATGCTGGTGGTATGTTAGCTAGTGTTAATGCTTTTGTTTATTTAACTGCAGAATTAGAGTAGGATTTTTTATGAATAATAAAATAACAATAACAAATGCAAAATATAGAAAAGCTATAGGCACAGATACAATAAGTTGTGTTGCTTGTGAAATAGATGGACAAAAAAGTTATGTTCCAACAGATGAAGCGAACACACACTACATTGAAATCAAACGACAAGTTGATGCAGGTGAACTGACCATAGAGGATGCAGACTAAGTTATGTCATTTTCGTCTGTAGCTTTTTCTCAAACACCATTTGGAGCATCAGGAGATGTAACAACTTTTGTTTTAGGCGTACAAGGAACAACGGCATTAGGCTCAGTTTCGGCAATAGCATCATCAGCTGCTCAGAACCTAACAGGTGTGGGTGCAACACTTTCAATTGGA